TGCCACTGAGTCGATGGTTCCTGATGTGGCCACAGTTCTATTCACTGAGTTGCCGGCAACATAAACTGCCCCGCCGGTGTTGTCTGTAAATCCCACTGCTAATTTTGGAGATGTTCCCACAGACCCTGAGAATGTGATGGTCTTAGAGCTCAATGCATTTGGTGCTGCTATTGCATCATCATAAACTTTTAATGCCTTGGTAGTATTGGTAGGTATGGCTGCTGGATTGGCAGTGTTATGAGTGGCCAGTGTTAATTGCGTAGTAATAGTGCTGGTACTGGTTTGTGTGCCATTGGCATATGTATGTTGTAATCTCGAACCCAACACTCCACCTGCAGCAGAGTTGTTGGCGATGGAATCATTAGATGTGCCATCTGCCCAAGCCATGGTATAAGTCACTGTGGCTGAAGCAGTGTTGGTAGTATTATTTTGTACGTATAGACTGTTTCCTTCTATCACATATAAATCGTTGCCTGATAGAGCCGATCCTCCTGTGGATGCTCTATAAAAGTCATAACTTACTACTGGGTTGGCTGTGTAGATAATGATATAATTAGTTCTTGTTTTCGAAGCGCTGGATCCTGCCGAGCCCACGGTGGCTGTGTTATTATATGCTGTCACTGTGATTGTGAAAGGAGAATTAGTATTTGAACTGTATGTGTGAGTTGGAGATGCACTAGCTGATCCAATGGTGGCTGTTTCTCCTGTGCCCCAATCAATATCATATCTATTGGCTCCTCCTCCTACAGTAGTAATAGTTAGAGTCACAGTTAATCCTGCACCACCTACCACATAGTTTGATGTAAAGTCTACAGATTTTACATAAGTGCCAGCACGTATATTTTCCATGGTCTCATTTAGATCGTCTAAAGCATCAGTTACACTGGGTGCATCACCTAATGTCACTAGAGCACCGTCAGAAAAACTAGAATCTGATACATCACCCAACGCTATGTCACTACCTAACGCCGAGCCAATGGCGGCTGATACATATGAAGTCATTGATTGTAAATTTACAAGATCGTGGTTGTCCACAGCATCTGCAGCCGATAATCTTGCATAATCTGTATCTGTAATGTTAGTCACTGTGCTGCCATCCGATGTGGACAACACTATTTTAAATTTATCCGAACCCTCGTCCCAATAAAACACCGCGTTGTTTCCTGCACTACCGCGATTAATCATGATACCAGCATCATTGCCTATAGATCCCGAGCTGTTTAAAACTATAATGTTATCTTCGATGGTTAAATTTTGTGTGTTCACCGTGGTGGTTGTACCAGTAACTGTTAAGTCTCCTGTGATTTGAACTGAATCTTGAAATCTTGCCGTGCCATTAACATCTAAAGCAAAGTTGCCTGGAGCAGCGGTTTTAACACCCACTCTACCGTTAACGACATCAAGATATAATAGATCAGTTTGGAACGCTAGATCCGTGGTACGAGTCAAGTTTGACTCAAGCATCTGGCCTGGAATTCGTTGTATAGACATAGTTTTACTATGTATTTATAAGTTTTTTAAGATTAAATTATACCTATAAATACACAGATATATGTCCATAGAACTTAGCATAAAACAGGTGATAGACGAGCAGGTACAAAAAGTTACTCGTGCTTACATTGATAGATTAAACAGCGATAATCGAGCCATTAATGAAAAATTAAAATGGACCGAAGACAAATTAAATGAAGCACTAAAAAAATTAGCCAGTCATAATAACATCATAGCAGATCGAGAATTATCAGGAGATAAAATAACTGGTGGAACCATTACAAATTTTGCCAGTACAGGTATACAAGATCAAGCATCACAGAAACGAGTAACCATCAACGACGATCGGCTTGTGATTGAAAATGATTTAGAAGTCAAAGGCACAGTGCATTGTAAAACAATCTATTATTACAGTGCCAAAGCGGATAACCTAGATGTTCTAAATTCTGTGAGAATTGACAGTAACGAAGTTCTATGGAAAGATCGATTGGGCAATTCTGTAACCAAATCTAAATTACAAGAAGTGGGTGTGTTAAATGAATTAAATGTAGCAGATACTCTATACGCTATTAAAAAGAGTGTGGGTATTAATACACAAGATCCAGCAGGTATTTTTGCAGTTTCCAACGGTAGTATTCAAATAGTCACAGATGTAAAAGGTTCCACAGCTTATGTGGGCACAGCCAATTCAGATGATTTCAGTATTGGTGTTGGGGGAGAACCCACACTGTTTATTTCTCATGATAATAGAGTTGGAATTAAAGTTAGAAAACCCAAAGCCGATTTAGACGTGGCTGGTCCTATAAGATTTCAAGGACAGATACATCAGTATGACAGTAAACCACCGGTGGCTGGCACGCACAGTCAAGGTGATATAGTGTGGAATACTCAGCCTGCTAAAGGTTCTGTTCTAGGTTGGGTATGCGTTAAGGCTGGTTCTCCAGGTACCTGGGCAGATTTTGTTTCTATAGATTAAACTGCGTCGAATCCGTGTAATACGGTTAAAGTTTTTCCGTTATCACCAAGTAGTACAGCACCCAATGTAATAGTAGTACCAGATACAGTGTAAGAACTAGGTTTTTGATAAACTCCTTCAAGAAAAACTAAAATATTTTTTTCTGTGGCTGGAGATACCACCGGCAGAGACATTGTGTATGCATAAGTTGGTGTTACGCCATCAATAGTTAAAGAATCTACAGTGATATTAGAAATACCTCCAACTCCTCCACCAACCAATAACCAGTTGCTGCCATTGTAATATTCTAAATTATTTTCTGTGGTATTGTATCTCAACATACCTGCCACTGCTGATGTAGGTTGAGCTGTTGTGGTTCCTTTAGGAAGTGCAACAGAATTTCTACTACCGTTTAATGATATATTCTTTAATGATCTACCCATGGTATTATAATCCTATGGTTGATATTGTGGCAACAATTAATCCTGATGAATCTGGAGTTTCGATATAAATTTTGTCGTTGGCTGATAAAATTAATTTTTCTGAATCTATGATATATGTGTCGTTGCCTCTCACAGTCAAAGAGCTATAAATTTTATTGTTGGCAGATGGTGTAGTGGTAGAACCATCATAGGGTAATACATAAACATTAACTATGGCATCCTGTGCTGTGATGTTGCATAGATGTATGGTTGTTACTGCAACCACATCTGTGGCAAGATATGCATAGTCATTCGCAGTTAATAATGAGTTACATAATTTTTGTGTTATAGCCATATGTTATCCTAGAGCAATTGCTAATACAGTTGCTTTCCTCTTACTTATCAATTCTTGCTCTGCTCCTGACTTAACTGCAGAATTAACAAAATATACACCGGTGTCTCCGTATCCAGGAGTTTTGCTGTACAGTTTAGTAATTGCTGTTGCTGCAGGTGTGGAAGCATTGCTGTTGAATGTTAAAATGTTGTTAATAATCACGCTGCCTGTACCATTAGCACTTAGAACTAAATTTCCGTTAGTAGAACCGTTGCTGATAGAATTGATATTGTTTAAATTTTGATTTAAATTAATTGTAATCGTATCTGTAGACGATGCCGCTGTGTTAATATTATTTCCGCCTGCGATGGTTATTGTGTCAGCATCTACCACTGTTTGTGTGGTGCCTGTGTCGCCTGCAAGAGAAAAACTGGTCATAGTACCTGCTCCAGATATTGCTGTGTCCACATAATTTTTAGTGGCTGCATCTGAATTGGCTGCTGGTTCTCCCACTCTAATCTTAACCAATTCGGTTTCTGTGATAGCAACACCAGACCCATCTGATGTGGTTAGGGCTGCTTTGAATACATTGTCACCTTCATCCCAGTAGAAGGCCACATTGTTATTGGCAAGGTTGCCTGCGCCTGCTTGGCCATCTCTGTTGATCATTATGCCAGCGTCAACATCATTGCCGCTGTTATTTCTTGACAGTATGAACACAGGATCTTCAATCTGTACTGTGGTAGAATTCACTGTGGTCTGTACCCCATCTACCACAAGGTTTCCTTTGACTCTAACGAGTCTTGAATCTAAATTAATATCGTTGGTACCTGCTGTGCCAGCACCTGCTCGTATTGTGTAATCCCCTGATGTGCGTAGTGTTTTTGCCATATACTATCTGTATTTATAACTGCACAAGGGAGAGCTAAAACCCTCCCTTGTGACATTGATATCCCCTTATAGAACGTCGATAACACCCTGTCCAGATATTGGCGTAGAGTCGTCTGTCTCAGATCCAAGAGAGTATTTTACCCATCCTGATGTACCATCAGTAAATCCGTTTGTAGAATTTACACGATAGTGTACAGTGTTATTGTAGAATTTTTCTACATATGCCACTGTGGAATCATCCAGAGTAACTCGCACGCAGAACTGACCCGCTGTCAAATTCGCTGGAGCAACTGCTCTTAGGTCCATTACTGCCAGGGTTGAATCTGCCTGATGGATCTTGAACTTCCTAGATGAACGTTGGCTCACGATGTAAGCATTGTCATTTTGTTGTAAAGATCCGCCAGTTGGATAATAGGCAGTGACTTCGATTTTGCCCGCTACACCTTGACCGCCGGTTGTTACAGACATTCTTGATTTGTTTAATGGTCTTCCCATTTGTTTTCTCCTTTGTTTAGGAGTCCAATGCCGGTTCTACCAGCTACGCGGTGGTTATCCGCATAAGTCTCCACACCATTGTGGAGCACAATTTGAACTGCTCTTATTTATTGTGATTTGTAGAGAATTAAGTGATCTGATAAAAGGGCGATGCACGTCTACACCGCCCCCAGTTACTACTACATCAATTACTTCTTGTTATAGATGCCATATAGGACGTAGATTGCTACCAGTCCCACAAGACCTTCTGCTGAGAAGCCTTTGATGATCGCGGTGATCGTGCCAATGATGCTGCCCGTAGACAAGAACGGTATTGCTTGTCCTTTGAACAGAATCTCTAACACGATTCCAAGGGCGATTAGGCTCACACCCACTTCTGCAAGTGCGGCGGCCCACGCTTTTACTTGTTTCAAGATATCCATATCGTGGATCTCCTTTCACATTGTTGCGACGAACATAATTGTCCGTAGAAATATTTAAATGGTATCTAGGAGAGTTAAAACTCTAGATTTGCTTTGCGATCCGTATGACGGTGAAATATTTTGTTTATGTAAGTATAGAATACATGGTCACAAAAAAAGGCGCCATTTCTGACGCCTTTTTTCGAAATTCTTTAATCTTTCGATTAAGCAAATTTTAAGTTAGCAGTTGTGATTGCTACTGTGCCTAAATAGTCGGCAGCATTACCAAGAGATGACGCAGTGTTTGATAACTCTACGTAACCGTATCTTGTTAAGAAGCCCACTACTGGTTCAAAAGTAGCTGGATCTAGCACAACACCTGAACTCATTAGAGGTATGTAAGGACAATAGAACGCAGCGGCGTCAGCTTCTGACGAGCCTTTGTATCCTATTAATACTTTGTTACCTGCATCTGTGTTATCAGCGTAAGCATTAACATACACTCTCATAGCTGAGTTTAAAGTTCCAACAAACTTGGTGTTAGAAGGAGCTTCGAACGTGCCTTCAGTTGATCTTGCGAACGCTGAAGTTGTAGCTGATTGAAGTATAGTCAAAGCAGAAGTTGATACCACGGCCCAGTTACCTGCGCCTCTTCTAGTTCTTTGTGCTATTCTATTAGCAACTCTGTTGATTTGGATCGCAAGTGCCGCGTGCTCATCGCCCACGAAAGTTGCAGTGCCAGAAACAGCAGCTTGGTCATAAGTTTCTTGGTTAGAAGAACCCGCCAATGTGGTTAACGAACCGATGATTTCTTGGTCGATTTCAGCAGTAATTTCTTGTGCTAAAGCGGCCATGATTTCAGCTTCGATATCGATACCTTGCTGTGCCTGAGCGTCTTGAGCAGCTTCAAAAGTCCATCTTGCAGATAGTTTTCTTGATTTTGCTTCAACAGCTTGTTTTAAGATCTGGATGCTTAATTTTTTTCCAGGAGTTCCTTCTAAAGAAGCAGTTGATCCTGCTTTTGTAGAAGAGTTGTCACCTGAATAAGCTTCAGCGATCTTGAATGGAGATAACGCTTCTTCACCAGCAGTTGTTGTAGTTGTACCGCTAGATGCTTCAGCATATCTTATTCTTAAAGTGTGGATTTGTCCCACTGGTCCAGTCATAGGCTGTACACCAACTAACTCGTTAGCGATAACGGTTGGTAGTACCCGTCTGATTACTGGAAGTATTACTCTGTTTAATGTAGCAACGTTGCCGGCACTTGTAGCACCTGCAGAAGCAGACTCAGATAATGCTCTTCTAGTGTTTTCTAGAACGACATCTAAAGTCTTTTTCCTGTTACCACTTAAACCTTCGGTCAATGCGGCTTTTGTTTCGCCCCATTTTGATTCAAATAGTTCTGACATTTGATCGTTTCCCTTTTTGTTTATGGTTATATACCCGCCAATTTGCGGATACTTGTTAAATCAGCATCTTCTCTTTGTGATCTGTCACCTTTGGCTTCAGATATGATCTTTTTGCCAGCGGTAGCAGTTGACTTGTCGTCCATCACTGGAGCAAGATACTTCGCATAAGCAGATTTAAGGTCTTTTGTTTGAACTGATTCAAGCAATTGACTCATAACGTCCGCTTTGTCTTTGCTCAATGGTTTGAGCAACTCAGCCATCGTTTCCTTGCGTTCCATCAAATCTTTGGATCTAGCAATTTCTTGCTCCTTAGATTCAATCACCGCTTGTTTCTCTTCGATGGATTTCTTGGCTTCGCTTATTTTTAACATCTGCTCATCGACTACTTTTAATAGTCTAGCAGTTTCACTCTTCTCATTTAAGTAAGAAGATTGATATTCAGAAGCGAATGCTTCGAAAACTTTTTTACCAAAGTTAATTTGTCTAGCAGCAGTAATGTCTTCTTTTAATTGAGTTAATTCTTCACCCAATTTTTTAGTAACTGCGTCTTCAACCACTTTGGCAGATTTAGTAATAAAAGCTTCTTTTAGTTTTTTCATTTGTTCTTTAGCTTCTTTTACTAATTTAACTTTAGTTTCCACTACACCTTTTTTGTCTTCGTGGAATTCTTTGATTTCTCTAGCAAGAGCACTCACTACGAATTCTTCTAATTTAGAGAAGTTTTCGTGTACACTCTTTCTGTCAACATTAAGCTCGTTAAGCTCTTCTGCTAATTTATTCATTACGAATGATTCTAATTTTGCAGAGTGTTTGCCTACGTTTTCTTTGTATGTTGCTTTTTCCATTGCAAGTGCTTTTCTGTCTTCAACGAACTTAGTGATTTCTTCACTTAACTTAGCAGTCATCATCTTGTCGATGGCTTCTACCATATTGTTTTTGTCGTGCTCGTATCTCTTAGCAAATTCTTCTCTAAGTTCAGCAGCAGCCTGCTCTTTGTTTTCTTTAACTTTGTTTTCCCAAGCTTCTTGGATAGACTTTTGAGTTTCTTCTCCGATAACGCCTGATTCAACCAGTTTTTGTATTGCGTCGAACATTATTTTAGGTCCTTTATTATGTTGGTTAGCGCCTCTCTGAGGTACTTCTGTGCTTTTTTATCATCTCTAATCTCAGCAGCCAGACCCATTGCTCTATTTCCGCCCTTTGTATTCAACAAATGTTCGTAAATTGCAGTTGGGTAAGCACCCGGTGCTGAAGGTTGTGCCACTACGTCCACTGTTATGATCTCGAAATCACTAACTTGTCCTCCACCGTATTCTGAAACGTTTCCAGAACCGCGGCTGGATACACCTAGTTTGACTCCAGACTCTAACATAGTTTTCACTAGTTGGCCCATTGGTGTTGGCAGGATTTTCATCTTGCCGTATCCATTTGGACCGTCCATCCACATATCAGTAATCATGTGACTAACACGGTCCAAATTAATTTTTAAATCATCGGGGTGGTCCACTTCTCCTAAAACAGAATAACCTGATGTGATCTGATCATTGAGAGTTTTTACCGCTTTTTGTATTTCATTAATTGGGTAAACTCTTTGATTAGCATTTTTAATGCCGCCTTGGATACAAATCCCTTTCATATAAAGGTCCTTGCCTTCCTTGCCTTCGTGCAAGACTTCCATCCTGGCCTGATCGTAGGTTAAGTGTTCTCTTAGATACAATGACATTCCGCTCCCTTTTTTCTCTGTTATTGCTTACTTCTTAGCAGCAACGATTGGAGATTTTGCTGATTTGTCCGAACCATCAGTATTGCTAGCTTTCACTTGTTTAGTGAATGCTGCTTTTTCTTTACCTAGGTTGTTTTCAATTCCGCCCATCTCTTTTGCTTTAGCAACAGAAACTTTTGCATTATCTTCTTGAGCTTGTGCTATATTTTTAGCAGTTCCGCCCATGTCGTTTTTGTTAGCGACTGGAGATTTTGCAGATTTGTCTGAATGGTCAGCTGTGTCAGCAGTTTTCTTTACGTGGTACTCTTTCACAGTTTCCTTTTTCATATCATCTTTTTTAGCTTCTTGAGCTACTGGTGCAGCTACTTCAGCTTGAGTGTCTTGAGCAACAGCTACTGATTCTTCTGATTTTTCTTCTTCAGAACCTTCTTCGCCGTTTAACATTTTTTCGAATTCTGCTTTTAATTCTTCTAAAGCATATTACAAG